GTTGAAGCCGGTCAGCGCGGACCGCCACCCGCTCGGCTCCCGTCCGAGATAGTCAGCCGTGTGGGAGAACCGGAACGCATTCGCCAGATTGAGATCCTGATCGTCCACCGCGAGCGCGTTCCCGCTCTCGTCGAGGATGTCGAGGATGTCATCGAGCGTCTCCGCGTTGGCTTTAGCCGTGGCGGCGTCGTCCTCGACCTGTTTGATCATGAACTGCATGTCGCTGTTGAACCCAGAGTCGCAGTCGTTCGCCAGGTTCAGCCGCTTCACGAGCTCGCCGTAGGAGATCCGCTCGTTGTTCGCGCCGACGATGAAATCGAGCCGATAGGGCCGGCCGATCCGAGCGGTCTGCTGCGTCTCGACCTTGTCGAAGCTCGCGTCGTCTAGCATCGAGAGTGTTGGATCGTCTGGGAACGTCGGCGCTGCGAGCGGCGTGCCGCCGCGGTAGTCGCCTTTGATGTAGTTCTTCCAGGCGTGCTTATAGATCTGCGGGCCACTGGTCAGCAGGTTCCCGGCCCCGTCCTTCCAGCCATATGCATTCACGGCGAACGGGATGCCCTGCTGGTTCGGCGGCGCCGCGGTGAGGCCGAGCGCCCAATCGCGGAAAATGCCCTGCAGCCCGACAATCGTGTAGTCACGGCCGTTCCGGGTGATGAACGTGCCCGTGAACCCGAGCTCGCCCCATCGAACGTTCCCAGGCGCGGCGATCCGGCCCCCGGATGCGCCCTGCACGGCGACGTCGACGACCGTGTCCCAGAAGTTGAGCGAGAGGAACGGCGAGCCGCCTGGCGCGTAGCACTCATGGCCGGCCCACAGGAAGATGGCCGTCCGTCGGCCATCGAGCGTCTCGTCGCCGACGAACTTCATCGGCCCCTGCCCTTTGCCGACGTTGACGGCCTGCGCGGCGCCGTAGAGCTGGGTGATGCCGGCGCCGCTCCACGCATGAAGCTGCGCCTCAAAGTCCGCTCCAGGCACCACGCCGTCGTGCGTGACGTTGTCGTGCGTGATGTACACGACGCGCGTCGCGCTGCCGGGCGATCCGGTGACGGGATTAAAGTCCGGCGCGTCAGCGATGACGATGAAGTAGGAGTCGAACGTCGCGTTGCCATTGAAGTTGACCCCGACGCCAGACGGATTCGAGTAGTCGTCATCGCGGATGACGTTGCTGCCTTGGTTCGACGCCGGGCTGATCTTGTTCGTCGACGCCTTGTAGCCGTAGACGAACGACCAGCGGCGACCGGACGGATCGAGCGCATCGCGGAGATCGCCGCCGACCCCGATCTGACCGACGATCGTCGGCGCCGGCAGCAGCGGATCGACCTCCGGCAGCGTCGGCGCACTCGCGCCGGTGGCTGTATCCGAGATTAGGCCGTAGACGAACGGGACCGATGTCCCGACGGCCGCTGCCACCGTGTGGGCCGCCGTCTGGACGACCGCAGCGCCATCCGAGATGCCGGAGACCAGCCCCGGTGAGATCTCGATCTCAGTTTCGGCGGTCTCGGCGGCGAGGAGCGCGCCCAGCGTGGCGTTGGTCTTCGAGCTGCTCGAGACGGTGTACGTATCGGCGCCGGCGCCGAAGCTGACGATGTCGCCGGCGGCGAACTGCCCGACGCCGCTCCGGACGGCGATCCGCGTCGCGCCGGTGCTATGCGCACCGTTGACCACGTAGTTCTCGGCCGACGACGGCACCTTCGTGGCCGCGCAGCCCGGAAAGTCGTCGATGTTGACGCAGGCCTTCGGCAGCTGCGCCTGGTCGTTGTTGACCGCGAGCTCCTTCGAGAGCGGATCCTCACAGACGAACCGGAGGGTATAGTCGTTGACCCAGTGGTGCTCGCGAACATTTCCGCGGAACAGCACGCGCGCGGGCTCCTCCGCGCGCCGACCCGCATCCGTGATGCCGCGGTAAACGACCGACATCCCCGCGAAATCTCGCGTGGCTGGATCGGCGGCGAGCGCGCGCCACTCTCCATGCTCGTCAAAGAGGCTGAACGTAAAGCTCGGGACTTCATGCTCGCCATAGCGATCGGAGAGACGGCGGTCAATCTCACCGACCTCTGTGAGCAGTCCCAGCTTCAGACCGTGGTAATACAACTGCCGGTCCGGCAGATCGCTCTCGCTGATGACATGGACGGTGCCGGCCCGGTCCGTGATCTCGACCCAGACGAGATCGATCTCCGGCTCGTTGGAAAACGGCGCTGGCGTGAGCGCTTCTTCGACGATCATCCGTCCCCACGCCAGAGACGCGGTCACGCCCGGAAACGCCAACGTGCCGTCGAAGCTGATCAGGGTCCACCGGCTCGTCAGCGGATTGAAAAAGAACATCGGGTGCGGCTGCGTGACGCCGTCGCCGTCGACCTCTGCGCTGAGGGTGCCGATGAACGCGCAGTGCTTGTCGTAGCACCTGAACCCCGTCTCTCCGCCGGCTAGGACGAAGACATCGGCGCTCATCCGTACAATGCGCGTGCCCTCGTACCCGGTGTTCGATGGATCTGAGCCGTCGGCGGTCCACGTCACCAGATCCGGAGACGTCGAGACCGCGGCGTAGAACGGTCTGCCGACAAACGTCGTGTTGGTCGACAAGGCATGCGCCAGACGCCACGTCGCGCCGTCCTTCACCAGGCATGGGTCATACGCGGCGTATCCGGCGAGTTCGTCTGGCAGGGTGAGCTTCGACAATCCGCTCACGACCCAGCTGCCCACGAGAATCTCGCTGCCGGAGAGCAAGCCGTGCCAAATGTCGATCGCGCCGCCGAACCCGTTCCCCCACGAGCTGACCAGCAGTCGCCGGTCGCCGTTGTCGTACCGGATGATGTGTGCGGCGTGATCGTGCCAGATGGCGCCGCCGCGGCTGATCATGATGACGGCGGTCTGGGTGAGGGCGTACGTCGTCAGATCGATCGAGAACACGGCCAGATAACTGCCGTTGAACCCCATCGCGTCCGGACACGTCGCCGTTGCGTATACCGCACCGGCATTCGTGTACGGCGTGCCGTCCTCCTGCGTGACGATATTGATGTCACGGATCCCGACGCCGCCAAACCGCCCGGCCGCAAAGTTATCGAAGGTCCACGAGGAATTTCCCGAGCCGCTCGTGGCGACGGTGAACCCAGGCTTCCAGCCGATGAGCGACGCGGTTCCAAAATTGATCGTGCTGGTCGGGATCTGATAGCCGGTGACGAACTCCCAACCGCTCCCGGTGTCCACGTAGGCGCACGCACTGTTCGCCACCAGCGAAAAACCGAGGGTGTACGGCCCGTTTCCCAGGGCTCGGCTGACGATGGCGTTGAAGGTGGTCGTCCCCCCGATCTTCACTTGGATGCGGACGACTCCGGCAATCCGATCCACGCTCGTGAAGACGAAGTTGTTCGCGTCCTTGGCAAGACCGACGCCGATATTGTCGTACCCCGTCGGCGATCCGCTCCGAGTCACTACGTCAATCTTGACGAACGCCTGCGGCATGGTGAGGTCTGCACCTTCGACGATGATGTCGTTCCTCGCGGCGCCGCTGGTATTCGAGATCGTGGACACACCGCCGCTGACGGTGAACGTCGCATTGGTGTTTTCGGTGAATTTCGTGAACTGCCCCGTATCCGCATCGAACGGCTCCGCGAACAGTTGCAGCGCCGACGGCAGGAGCGTCGTGTACGGGATCGTCGCGATCTTCGTAAACGTGAAGTCGAGCGGGGTCGTCGGCATTTACGGCAGCGGTGACGGCGTCGGCTCCAAGCCTCTGCCATCCTCCTCGAACGAGAGGTGAATGGTGTTGTAGTCGAGAAACTGCTGCGTCACCTGCTGGACGGTGACCGTGTTCAGTGCCAGCCAGGCCTCCGCGGCGGTTCCATCCGGAATCAGCAACGTCGGCCGGCCGTTCGCGTCTAGGAACCAATCGACGACGTCCTGAGCGCCGGCCGCGGTCGCCGGGTTCAGATCGGCGGCGATGGTGCGTCGTGTCGTCCCAAGCGGCGTTCTGAGCCGCCGGTACGCCGTGGCGTGTTCGATCTGCGGCTGGTCATAGCCGATGACGTCGCCCCAGACGTAGTTCGGGCTCAGGGTGCGCACGGCGGACGCGAGCCAGATCTCGCCGACCGAGACGTTCACCGCGTTGTCCACGAGCGTGCCGACGCGCCAATAGCTGTAGCTGCCGTAGTTGGGCAGCCCGACCAGATTCAGCCACGGCTGCGGCGGCATCCGATCGGCCCGCCAGGGGGGCATCGCGATCGTCTGGTCGAATGACGGCGACGTCCACACGTCGGAGTTGTTTGCTTGAATGTGGATTGTCAGACCCTGCTGGTAGTTCGCGTGGAAGATCGCAACGAGCGGGATCGCAACGGGCGAGCCCCAGTGGTACTTGAACATGCCCTGCTTCGTGCTCAGACGCACCGGACGCGCGGAGTTGACATTGCGGATCCACTCAATGTCGTATCCGGTCTCGATCGTCCCGCCGTCGACCGACACGGCGGCCGCCGTGAGGGCCAGGTTCTCGCTGTACCGGCCGTAGATCGCGTTGACCGTCGCCGGCATTACGACACCCCCAGGGAGACGCGCGTATCACGTCGCGCGCCGCCGGACTGCCGCCACAGCTCATGGAGGGCCGGCAGGATGTAATCCCTCACGAGGCGGTCCATCGCCGTCGGGTCGAAGATCTGGGCCTGCACCGGCAGCGAGAAGTTGAACGTCACGTCGCCTTTTGGCTGCGCGGTTCGATCGCGTGTCGTCGATGCATCAACGAGCGAGCCGGACGGTGCGGCGATCGGCGCGGCAGGCGAACCGACGCCAAGCCGTTGCGCCATCGTGCGGCCGCTGCCGCTGAACCAGGCGTCCTCAGGGCCGTCTTCACCGACCAGGAACAGCGTCGGCCTCGTGACCCGCCGGAACCCACCGGCCGCCATTTTTTCCGGCTCGCCGCCGTCGCCGGCGTCGGAGCGCGGCCCCGGTGAGCCGTCCGAGGAGTAGTGCGTGCGGACGTCGATGTCCTTGTGGTCCGGGATGTCGTCGATCACGTGGCCGGCTTTGTTCAGCGAGTCGATCACCTGCTGCAGCTTGTCGACGACGCGATCGAAGCCCTGCGTCATCGTCTCGGACCAGGTGATGCCGAGCTGGCCCATGTCGGTGATCTTGTTGCCGTTCTCATCGAGCAGGTCGCCGTTGTCGATCAGGCTCTGAATGATCGGCTTCATCGCCTCCGGGACTTCCTCGCCGGTCTTCTTCGCGAGGTTCAGATACTCCTGGATCGACTGCGCCATGTGCTTGTCGACGGTTGCGACGTCGATGCCTGAGCCGGCGAGCAGGCGCCAGTCGTTGAGGATGGTCTTCGCCTGGTCGTCGAGGGCCTGCTTCTTCATCGCTGGCCCGAGCTCTTCGATCGAGAAGTGGTATTTGTCGATCGCGGTCTTCAGATCCTCCGCGTCCTGTTGCTGCTCGGTGAACGCGCCGTTGATTTTGTCGATCCAGGCCTTCGCCGCGTCGCCGCCCTGCTTCTCGGCCGCGAGCAGTCCGGCGACGTCGGCCTGCGCCTGCTGCGCGGATCGTCCGGTGGCGGCATACGCTTTGCCGACGGCGTCCATCATCTGGTTGAAGCCGCCGAACGACTGTTCGAACTGGCGCTCGACGTCGCGCCCCTGCAGCTCCTCCTGGCTCGGTCCGCCGATGCTGAACAGCTTTCCGAGTAGGGGTCCGACGAGCGACCCGATTGCGCCGCCGATACCAGGGAGTGCGATGTCGAGCGCAGCACCGGCGGTCTCTCCGAACAACGATGTCATGCTGCCAGGGATGGCGCCGACGATCGATTTCCCGAGGTTTGCCCCGAGGTTCGAGCCGATCGCCTGCACGGCCCCGTTCATCCCGCCGCCGCCTGTGAGGGCCGACTGGATGATGTGAGGAACGCTTTCGATCGTGGCGTCGATCGCTTTGCCGAAGCCAAACTGCTTGCCAGCTACGGCCTCAAGCTCCGCCCGCACCTGGTGGAGCGCGTCCCGGTACTTCTGAGACATCTCCTCGACGGACTCGGTTTTGCCCGCGGTCACGTCGAGTGCGAGCGCGTACGCATGGAGCGGATCGCTCGAGATGTCCTCAAGCGCCTTGTGGAGGTCGCCGTACCGTGCGGCGACGAGGCCAACCTGCGCCAGGTGAGCGCCCATGATCTTCGTCGTCTCGTCGATCACGGACTGCTCGAACTTCATCTCGACGCTGACGGCGTGCACCTGTTCAGTGGTCAGGCCGTACAGCTTCGCGATCTTCTCGACCGCGACACCCTGCTGCAGGTAGTACTGGACGCCCTGGACGACGGCGCCGTCCAGCTGCTCGATCGTCGCCATCGCCGACGATCCGACCGTCGCGAACTCGGCGAGCAGCTCGTTCCATTTCCGCTGCTCCTCCTCGGTTCGCCGCACGTCATCGCGGTACTGCTTCGTCGACGCATCCAGCTGTAACCACGCGAGCGCGAGATCGTCTTTCGATGCTCCCGCTGCGGCCCCGAGGTTTAGCGTCGGCATCTTGACCTTGCCGACCATCTCCTCAAGCTGCAGCCCGATTTGTCGCGACGTCTCTTGAAGATCCTCAGCGGGCCCCTTCACACCGGTAACGCCGAAGAGCGAAAAGGCGTTGTGGATGTCGTCTTTGTGCGAAATGGCCCACTGGAGGAGGCTGACGAAGTCGTGTACGGCCGGGAGCAGGTCCCGGCCCATGTCGACGCCCATCTTCGAGAGCTGCAGGCCGAGCGCCCGCGTCTGCATCTCGAATTCCTCGGCGGCCTTCGCCTCCTCGTTGCTCCAGGTGAACCCCAATTCGCGCGACTGTTCGGTCAGCTCCTGCAGCGGCTTCATCAGGAGCGGCAGCATTTCTCGCCCCTGCTTCCCGAACAGCTCCATCGCCGCGGCCGCGCGCTGCGACGGATCTTCGACGTGCTGGATCCCCTCGGCGATCGCCAGGAACTGCTGGTCGGGCGACATCGCCTCGATCTGTTCGATCGAAAGACCGATCCGGCCGAGACCCTGGACGACCTTGTCGCTACCCTCGCCCAGGTTTCGCTGGAACATGAAGATGCCGTTCGAGACTTGCTCGAGCGACCCGCCCGCGACGTCGACCGCGTATTTCAGGTTCGAGAGCGCGGCGACCGAGATCCCGGTCTTCTCGCTCATGTCGTTCAGTTCGCCGCCTATCTTGGCCGCACGCTCGGCGAGCTCCAGCGCAACCCCGCCCGCGACCGCGAGCCCTGCCGCCGCGGCGCCAGCCGCGACGGCCATGCCACCCAACGAGCTCGACGCGCCGCCGGCCGCTGACGTGAGGTCGGAAGACAGCGCCTGCGCGAACTGCCCGAGCTTCTCAGTCGGGTGCTCCCAGACATCCGTCAGCGTCGTCTTCAGATCAGTGAACGAGGCGCCCGCGTTGTCGGTCGAGGGCTTCAGGTCGTCGAGGGCCTTCCGGAACGCGCTGGTCTGCTGCGTCGCGCCCTGGATCGAGCCGCCGGCGGCCTGCACGTCGCCGGCGAACTTCCGCGTCGATTCGGAGACCTGCTGATACACACCGGACGCGAGGTCGGTCGCTTTGACGACGATGTCGACCTGGCGGTCAGCAGCCATCGTTACGCGTTCCCGGTATGGCCGTAGCCATGCCGCTCGGCGAGCGCTTCAGCGCGAATCTGATCCGCCACGCGGCGCGCGATCGACATGCCTGTCATGACCCGTGCGTCCTGGTCGCCGAGGCCGCCCGCGGCCGGCAGCGCGAACGGCGTCCAGCCGCCCTCCTCGAGGCGATGCGTCATGAACATCCGATCCACGGCTTCATCGGCCTCGGGGTCGAGCTCGCGCACCGGGCAGGTGTGGAGGATGATTTCCCCGCCGTGCCAGACGACGTGCTTCTGCTTCACGCCGTCACAGCCTCGCTTTCCACAGAGGCCGAGTTCGACACACTGTCCGCAGTCGGCACCGGTGCGTCCCCATTCGCTGTCGGGCTGGGCGCGTCCGAGGAAGGTGCGGAATCGAAGAGCGAGTTCAATTTTTTTTTGAGACCCGCGGGGTACTTGTTCTGGATGAACACCTGCGCCAGCGCCGCCCGGATCACGCTGTCGCGTGCGGCATACTCCGCGAGGAAATCGAGCCCGGACTCGATCGGGTTCCCGTCCTCGCCCGTGTGGGCGCCGGCCGGCAGGGAGATGTACTTGGCGAAGGTCTCCTTCACGAACGCGCTGGCGAAGGCATCGTCGGCGGCTTCCTGCTTCTCGCGGGCCGCGCGCGCCTCGGCGGTCTCCTCGAGGGAGAGTCTCGCGAGCGTGTCCTCGGCGGCCTCCTCGCCCTCTTTCGCGCGTTTGACGCGCAATTGCTCGCGCTGCCGGATCTGATTCAACCGGGTCCAGCCGCGCATGAAGGCAAAGTTGTCGTCCACGGTGAATCGCGCGATCTGCAGCGGGACCCGCTGGCCGTCGATCAGGATGTGCGTCGGGTAGAACTTGCCGGACATGTGGGTTTCCTCTCCGCGCGCCTGGCGCGCTCGTGTGGCTTGCCGCGACCCTGAGAGAGAAACCCGGGCGAGAGGAGCGGGCGCCCGGCGGTCTGAATACCACCGACGGCGCCCGTTATGCCGGGTCGACTGCGTGAACCGAACCGAATCAGATCCCGAGAACGATCTCGTCGTTCCCGGACGTTTCCTTCGCGACGCCCGTGAACGACCACTTGATGGCGCCGTCGCCATCGGGCGTGTCCGGGACATCGAACTCCACGCGCGGGCAATAGATCCCGATGACCTTGCCCTCGGTCGTGCCGACCTGCACAAAGAGCGTGTTGTCGGAAGCGGTCTCGGCCTGGGCGATGACCGACGTGTCGTCCGATACGTACGCCTCGAGCGAGAAGCTCACCTTCCGGCGGCCGTTCCGGTAGAAGCCCTGGGACCGGTCGGTCCCGAAGATGTCGTTCATCAAGGCTTCCATGTTCTCGATGTCGAACTGGCCCTTCGTGACCTGGTAGGCGGTGCCGTTGAACAGCAGCGTACCGATGATGCCGGTGACCGGCGACCCAACCGTGGTGAAGCTCCCGGGCACGCTCTGCGCCGGCCGGAGCCGCTCTTTCGCTGGCCCCTGCGCCCGGAACTTCGCCTCGTCGTTGCCGTCGAACTGCACGGTCAGCTTGTTGATCACCCACCCGTGCATCTCGACGGTGAGGTTCGGCAGGTAGTGCGCGATCGTGAGCCCGGACGGCAGCTCGTTCGCGAGCTGGTACGAGCACATGGACTTCACCGTGTCGGCCACACTCGGCGCGCCCGGCAGTGCAGGCGCCCATGTCGCCGCGGCGCCCGCCAGCGCGGTCAGTTTCCGCGCGTAGACGCCAGCGTTCGGTCCGCTCGCGATCGAGATGGAGATCATCTCGCCGACGACGAACCCCGTACCCGCGGTCAGCGTGGCGCCCGTCGTGGTCGGACTGGAGGCGATCGTCGTGCTGCCGGCACCGATGACCTCGGTCCCGAACGCGTTCTTCAGGATGGCCGCGGCCTCGGGCGCGGTCTGAATCGTGCCCGACGGTTGGAGGTAGGCCTCCAAGTCGACGCTCCCGTCGATGTGCCGCGAGAACCGGTCGCGGAGGCCCGGCGTGCCGCGTTTCTCGAGGGAGTCGGAGCGGTTCAGGCTCGCGTGCGTCTTGATGTTCAGATGCCGCAGCGCATTCGTGGCGCTGAACGTCGGGGCCGTGCCGTACGTCGACTCGGCTTTTGCGTAGACCTTCCCGAGCCGGCCGATCTGGTAGACAGGTGTGGGCATGGACTACAGCTCCTGCTCCTCGCTGACGGCCGGCAACTCCGGCGCCTCGTCGAGCGGCGTGAATTTCACGATGTAATCGCCGAGCGCGTCGGCGAAGGTTCCGGACCCGAGCGGCTCGTCTAGGTCGACGACGTCGCCCTTCCGCAGCTGCCGCGGCGCGCCGTGGCCTTCGATCGTGAGTTCGTTGAGTTCACAGCGCGCGCGTCGCATACAAGGCCCTCTGCTATGGCTGACCGAACGCGCGATGAATGCGCATCTCGGTTTTGACCCTTGCCCACACCGTCGACCCATCGGTCGTCGCGTCGAGCGTCCGCTCGGTGATGCGCGTATCCGCGGCGAGGCCGCCACGTTGCACATCGACCGCGATCGCCCGCTCCACGTCGGCGCAGCCTCTGAAGAACGTCTGCAACCGAACCGGATCGCTGCTCTCAGCCGCATCGCCGACCCAATGAATCAGGACCGGCATCACCAGCAGGAGTTGCTTCGCTGGCGAGTACTCCCAACTCTCTGGCTGCGGCTCCAGCACGATGAAGGGCCGCAACCGCCCGGCACCGGCCAACGCCTCGTCATCGACGTTGACGTCCAACCTCACCGCAGCCGGGTCGACGTCGAAGTAATAGCCGCCGCTCACCGCAATCTGCTGGAGCGCCTGCTGCAGGTTCAGCAGGATCTGGTATTCATTCGGCTCCGGCATTCGGCGGTGCGCTCGCTTCGCCGGCGGCGTACGCCAGCTCGTGTCCGAAGTTCTTCTGGAACATCTCGATGACCCGCGCGACGGCCTCCTGCTGGTGCTTGATAAATACGTGCCCCAGCGACGGCCCTTTCAACTCACGAATCGGCAACTGCGACCGATACGGTTTCGGCCCACGACGGTTCGCGCCAGGCACGCGCACGAACACGCCCCGGTGTCCCGTCGGCATGGTCGCGATGAATGCGTTCTCGACGCGGTTGCGGCTGCCGCCCAGCCGATACGTCACGCCACGGCCTTTGCCCCGCGACGGCTCAGGTCCTCGCGCGCCGAAGTCGATCAAGGGGATGCGTTTCAGGCTCGCGGCCAGGCGCGCCTCCGGATTGCTGAGGGTCGCCTCTCGATAGACGAGCGCGTCGCGCACCGGCGCAGATTTCAACCCGGTGTCTTGTGCGATGGCCCGGACCATGACGGTGCGTCCAGAAGCCAGCCCGCGATTCATGGCGCGCACAGTAGCGCGTGGAACGGCCTTGCCCTCGTTCTGGAGGCTCACGACCACGCCCTGTGTGCCCTGGACGGATACAGTGACCATCGGTGGCTGCTCACTCCGGGACGACGATCGCGCGCACGCAATCGGGCTCAACCAACTCCAGCCCGTCGACGCGCCAGGTCCGGTTCGCCTGACCCTGCATCTCGGGCGCGACGACTAGCGTGTTCCGGACGATTTCCGGCACGGCGCCGTCGCGCGGGAACACAATCACGCGCCGCGGTTCGCGCCGCTGGAAGTCCGTACCGATGGGTGTGGTTTCCGCGAGGGGCGTGACCCAGAAGCCGGTGGTCGTCACCGCCTGGGCGCCTGGCTCGGGCCGTGTGACGGTCGCCGGCACTCCGAACGCAGCGAGTGCCGGCGAGAACGGAACACGGCCATCCATCGGCCCGAACTCCGGCTTACGACTTGGTGACCTGCACGACGCCGCGCGGGCGCAGGCACAGCGCGAGCGGATTGCTCTGCGTGTGCACCTTCACCCAGCGATTCAGATCGTCATCGTTCACGATCTTCGCGTAGAGCGGCAGACCGAGCGTGTTCACCGCCTCGATGTAATCGGCCGGCGCGAACGACGTCTGGAAGATCGACGTCCCGGTCGGCACCACGAACGCCTGCGCATCCGGGAAGAAGCCGACGGATCCGACCTTGGCGCGCGGGTTCGTCCAGGTGATGCCGCCGTATTCGAAGCCCTTGCGGATGTCGCCGCGGAGCAGCGCGCTCTCCTGATACTTCAGGGATTCGACCACGGAGCTGTGCTGGATCAGCGTGTCGAAGAAGCTGTCACCGCAGAACGCGATGTAGCCGGTGATCGGCTCGGCGCCGAGCTCCGTCTCGATCAGTCGCTGGATGGCGACCGCCTCGTTGCGCACGTTCGTGTTCGTGTTCGACAGCGCGATGTCGTGCGTCTGCTGCGACACGCCGAACTCGGTGAACAGGTTGTACACGACCGTCGAGCCGTCAGAGTCGAGGATCTGGCCCTGGATAGCACCGGCGCGGTGGTACTCGAGGGTGACCTCGTGCATCTGGCGCAGGTACCCGAGCCGCTCGTCGATGACGGCCTGGACCGACTCCATCTCCGACTCCGACCCGAAGGCGCGTACGCCCTGCACTTCGTCGGCGTACACCTTCGAGTCTCGCTCGAGGTGCGGCACCAGGAAGCTGCGTGCCGTGCGGAGCTTCCGACCAACCGTGTCGCCGGGGCCGCCGCGCGGGCTGGTCGGGATGAGCGTCAGCTGGCCGTCCTTTTCCTCGACGACCGCCGTTTTGTCGCGGATGCCCCTCTCGCGGAAGAGCCCCAGCGAGCCGATGAGGCCCGGCTTGTAAGGCGCCTTGAGCACCGAGGCGGTCAGCGAGACCGTATTGAACGCGTCGGACTTGAAGACATCGAGCATGGTTGCGTCTCCTACCTCTCGTGTGCGCCGGCGTTACGACCGGGCGATGATGCCGAGCTTCGCGAGGGCGTCGATGGCGACGTTCTTCTGCGTCGTCGTGGCCCCGCTGAACCACACCAGGTCGGCGCTGCGGACCTCGGCGTCGCGCGCGATGACGGTGCCCGCCTTGTCGGCCGAGGACGCGTCGACATCGCCGTATAGGATGCCGGCCACCCGCTGGCCACCATCGGTGTTCGACGGGTCGTACTCCTGATATTTGTAGGTGCCACCCGTCACGCTGATGGTGAACGTGTCGCCCGAGACAAAATCGGTGGCGCCGTCGTTGATGGTGAACTTGATCTGGTTGTCGAACAGGGTGCCGACGACCGCGGTGCCAACGACGATGCCGCTGGGGTCATGCACGATGAACGTGCCGAGGTTGGTGCCGGGTTCGACGCAGACGATCTTGTAGTCGCCACGCTGGGCGCCAAGGTTCGTGCCGACCGCCTGGCCGGTGACGGTGCCGTTACCGGTGTTCCCGCTGGCGGCGGCCGCGGCGGCGACCGTCGGGCTGACGAGGCGTCGGCCGACCACGTGACCGGCTTTCAGGTTTTCACCCGACAACACCGTCACGCTTTCGCGCGAGCGCCAGCTGCCGTCAGCGGCCTCCGACAGCAGGAACTGCGCCGTGTGGCCCGTCTCCGTCAGCACGCCGAAGATAACCGGCGCGGCGAGGACCGTTCGAACATCGAAGACCAAGGCGGCGATGATGAACAGCGCGACCGCGGCTGCAGGCAACCAGACCTCTCGGCGGTTCAGACCGAGGCGGCGGCTCAGCGACACGCCGGCGGCACGCCATTTCGTCATGCGCTCATGGCCGAGGCCTCGAGCATCGACGCGAATCACTTCGAGTGCAGGCATGTGGAGCAAGCCGGCGAAGAAGGCCAGGAGCGCCGGCAGCACGGAGAACGGGATCGTGTTCATGGAACGGTTACTCCTTCTTCGCGAGTTTGTTGCGTTCGGCGTACACGGCCGCGACGCTGATCTTCGGTTTCGCGCGCACGCCGCGGTCGGGGTCGAGGCCGCCATCAATCTCAGCGCGATCTAGCCTGGCCGTGATGGTGGTCAGATGTTCGCGGATCGACGCGACCGGCATGTTCGACCCGACGTAGCCGGCCGCGAGCTCCGGCACCTTCGCCGTCGCGCACAGCGCCGTGATCTCGCGCTCGCGTGCGGTCGCCTGGTCCCGCTCGGCGACCTTGGCGGCGATGCGCGCCTGAACGTCAGCGATCGGCAGCTTCGCTGCCACTAGCTCGCGCGCGACGGCGGTGCTGAGCCCGGCCGACTCGACGGCAGCAAGCACTTCCGCCGCATCGGCGGCAGCCGGTGGCGCCGCCGGCGCTTTTGCGAAAGCGGCAATCTGGTTTCGGTACCGGTCGGGCACTTCGAGCGCACCGAGGGCCCGCGGCTCGAGGAGCGCTGCCGCGCGCAGACCCTCGACCTTCTCGGTCGCGAACCCGTTGGCGATCGCCTCGTCGGCGTTCATCCAGGTTGTGGCCGCCATCAGCGCGCGGAGCTGCTCCGCGTCGAGCGGCGAGTGCCACTGGTACGTGGCGACGATCGCATCGCGCACGCGGTCGAGGACGTCGGCCACGTCGCGGAGGTCGCTGGCGTTTCCGTACGCCAACGTCAGCGGGTCGTGCACCATCACGATCGCGTTGTCGGCGACCTGCACCGTATCTCCGGCGGCGGCGACAATCGTTGCCGCGCTGGCGCACAAGCCCTCAATCATCGCGGTGACGGAGGCCTGATGCTGCCGCAGCGCATTCGCGATTGCGATCGCGTCGAACACGTCGCCGCCAGGGCTGTTGATGTGCAGGCGAATCGTCTGCACGCTCTTCGGCAGCGCGTTCAGGTCGTCGATGAAGGCCTTCGCTGTGACGCCTTCTGACCAGAACGACTCGCCGATGTCGTCGTAGACGTACACGTCCGCAACGGTCTGGTCATCAGCGCTGGCGTCGATCCGGTACCACTGTCGTGGCTGCCCGTTGACGACCGCAACCTTCCGGCTCTGCTTCGCTCGCGGCTTGAACTGCAGCACGTTGTCCGTCGAACGTTTGTCCATCGCGTTCAGCAGGCGGCCGGCCGCGTCGTAGATCTCCGTCTCGTTCTGCTGGCTGGCGCGGGTGCGAATGGCACGGAGCGCGGAGCGATAGAGCTTGCCGTCCTTGCCGAACGGATAGCTCCAGGCGGCCTTGGTCTTCGAATCCTCGCTGTCGTCGTGCCCGAGATGCCAGGACGCGTAGGCATCCCAGTTCGGCGGATCGCCGAGAATCTTGTCGCCGTCCTCGGCGGAGAAGCTCCAGTCGGAGGTCTCGTCGACCTTGCCGGCGTCGATCAGGCTCTTGGCATGCGATTCACCAGCGCGGTAGAGCGTGAGGGCCACGGACCGCACTGTCGCACGAGCACCGGCTCGCCCGTATCGTTCGGGCTACGGAAATTACTTCGCTGGCGGCGGCTTCGGTCCGGCCGGGACGGCTGGATTCGGCTGGGAGTTCGCCGTGCCGAGCATCTTGCGACCATCCGAATCGTAGGACAGGCCCAGCGCGTCGGCGCGCGCATTGTCGGCCGCCTGTTCGACGTCGATCGCCTCGGCGTCTTCGCCCTGTTCGCTGACCACGCTGCTGCGCGATTCGAACCCAGCGCGGATCGCTTCTCGGTTCGCCTGGACGTCCTGCACCGGGTTGATGTAGGGCCACCCTTGCGGGACCCACTTCGCGCGTGCAACCGGGTCTGGGTCCGTCGCATAGCTCGCCGGGATCGGGGCCGCGCCGAAGAGGAACACACGGTCCAGCCAGGCGCGCCACACCGGGCGACACAGCTGGAAGGCCACGATCTGGTGCTGCCACGCCATGATGCGACGCCGGAACTGGTTGAGCAGCACGCGCACGGTCCGATCATTCACGCGCGAGAGGTCCCCGGTGAGCACCTCGTACGGCACACCGGTCGCGGCGGCCACGTGCGAGAGCTGCTGACGCGTGAAATCCGGATAGGCGCCGTCGATGGCCGGCGGATCGGAGAATTTCACGTCCTCGCCGGGCGCGAGCTCCTGGAAGATGCCAGGCTCAAGGCTCAGCAACTGGTTCCCGTCATCGTCGTGCGCGACCGGAAGGCCGGTCATCGGGTCCGTGACGTCCGTGTCGGCCGAGTTCTGTCGCGTCACAAATCCGACGAACAGGTTCGCGAGCTGCTGCCGCAACAGCGTCGCGTCGTCGAATTTATCGAGCTCGCGGAGTTTGATGAGCGCCTGCGTCAAGTGCGGCACGCCCCGGAGCTGACCCGGGCGGAGCGGCTGATACAGGTGGATGACCCCGTCGGCCGGCACGCGTCGCAGGTCAGACGGATCGAAGTCGACCAGGTCGCCCGGGCGGCTCGGATGGAAGTAGTACGCGACGCGCCGGCCGATGGCGTCGAATTCGATGCCCGCCCGCACGCGGTTCCCATTCGGCAGCGTCGTGTTCCACGTGTGCGGGCACAGTTCGGGCTCGATGATTTGCACCTGCAGCGGCACCGAGAGGCCGTCGGACGGTGTGCGCGGCCGCAGCCGCACGAACACTTCACCGCCCTCGAGCCAGGCGCGCACGGCCAGCGCTTGCTGCCCGTACCAGTCGAACAAGCCGTCGGCATCGCTCTCGTCGGTCCACAGGAGCCACAGCGCCTGCAGTCGCTTCCGGAGCGCCTGGTCGTCGGCAAGAGAAAGTGGCTTGATGCCCGTCCCGATGATGTTCGAGACCAGCTCGTCGATCGCGCCCTTCGCGTACCCGTCGTTTCGGACGGCGGCGCGCGAGCGGTCGCGGAGCAGCTGTAGCCCGTAGAGGATGGACGGGTTTGGCGACAGCGACGGCGGCCGCCAGCCGACCGCGCGGCGGCCCATCGACGTGCTCTCGTACGCGAGCCCGGCCCCCGAGTTGACGATGCGAGAGCGCCGCGGAGCCGGCGTGTCGACGGCCAGCGAGAGACGGAGCTGCTCAGTCGCCGCCATCAGAACCCTTTGCCCGTCATCACGCCGAACGACTGCCGAGAACGACCGTTGAGCAGCGAGTCGAGAATGCGCTGGAAATACGCGATTTTCTGTGTGATTTCAGCGGCGGAGCTGTACGTGACGCTGCG